TCATAAGTACAAGGGTAAGGTGAATCGATATATGGACTTGGCTAAGAGAGTAGCCAACCAATCAGTTTATCCAGAGTACAAACACGGCGCCGTCCTGGTTAAGGGTAGTTCTATTAGAAATACTGCATATAATAAAAACAATTTTTCGTCTTTCGGGAAAAGATTTCAAAAAGAGCACAACGGACGCACCACGGTGCATGCGGAATTGGGGGTTATTTTGGGACTTGATCGATCTATTACTACCGGCGCAACTGTGTACGTTGCACGCGTGGGTAAGTGCGGAGAATACAGGCTGAGTAAGCCGTGTTCGATGTGTCACGCTGCCATGAAGCACGTAGGTATTAAGAAGGTGGTGTATACCATTGATGATAAGATTGTGGGGAGTTATAAACTATGAAGAAATATAAAGTAGGGCAGTTAGTAAAAATAATAGACGACGTATCTCCTCCCAACAGATACTATGTAGGGCTTATTGTGGGCGACTGGAAGGAAGGTACCTATGAAATCCTGTGTGTAGGAGACAAGGCGCCAGATGTATTTTTTGAAAGTGAGATTGTTGAGGTGATAGGATGAATTTTATTCTGCCATTGCTGCTGGCATGCAGCTACGGACTTTACCCCAACGATAGTAAGTGTCCTGGGGGAAGTAATTGTTGGTGCCCTGGCGATACCGCACACGAACACCGGCCGCCACTCGATGATGACGGGCATATAATTTGCAAAGACACGGGCGATAAAGATGACAGAGAAGATTAACCACCCTAGCCACTATGGAGGCGAAGAGAATCCCTATGAGGCAATTAAAGTAATAGATGCATGGGGGCTGGGCTTTTGTTTAGGAAATGTGATTAAGTATATTTCACGAGCAGGTAAGAAAACTAAACACAGTATTGAGGATTTAGAAAAAGCCAAGTGGTATCTGGAACATCATATCCAAAATTTAAAAGGAGAAAAGGAATGAAAAGAGTATTAATTATTGATGCTTTGAATATGTATTTGAGGGCATACATTGTTGATCCCTCCATCTCTACCAATGGGCAACCTATTGGAGGGCTAAAAGGATCGTTAAAGATTTTACAGAAGCTTGTGAGAGATACGAAACCAGATCATGTAGTGATCGCTTGGGATGGCCCAGATGGTTCTCGAAAGCGCAAGACGATGGATAAGAACTACAAAGAGGGACGCAAGCCTATTCGATTGAATCGCGCCTTTCATAACTTATCAGAGGATGAGGAAACTACAAACAAGGTGTGGCAACAAAGTCGTTTGATTGAGTATCTAAATGAGATGCCGATCATCCAGACGATGCTACCTCAAATTGAAGCAGATGACGTTATCTCTTACATCACTCAGATGCCTTATTACAAGGGCTGGCAGAAGGTTATTGTTTCAAACGACAAAGACTTCTTTCAGTTGTGTGATGATGAGACTGTTTTGATGCGGCCAGTTAAAAAAGAATTGTTAAACAAAAATCGTATCATCGAGCAAACGGGAATTCACCCCACGAACATGGCACTAGCACGTGCAATCATTGGAGACGCCTCTGATAACCTTCCAGGTATTAAAGGTGTTGGATTTGCAACAGTAGCAAAAAGGCTTGATTTTTTATCGGAGGAAAAAGCTTATACAATTGAAGAGGTTATAGAACATTGTGAACACGCCGAAAGCAAACTTAGATTTTTTCCTAACATCATTGAGGGAAAGGAGATAATCGAACATAATTATAAAATGATGCAGTTGTACGCTCCCCAGATGTCTTTCCAATCTAAGATGGTGACGAAGGAAGCTGTCGAGAACTTTGAATTTACATTTAATAAAACTGAAATTATTCGTATGATGCGTGATGATGGATTTGGAGAACTAAATCTAGAAGATTTAAAAACGCACATGAATAAGATCGTGAGAGAATGTGGTTGACTTTTACCGTCAACGTGTTATAATAATAAACAAGAGGGCATAAATGACAAGAGAGGGCGCAAGCTTTGGGAAGTATGGAAAAGCTTTCCAAGAAGGACTGGTACAACTAATTTTCGAAGATCGGCCATTTGCCGATCAGATAATGGAAGTGTTTAATGTAAACTTTTTAGAGTTAGAATACTTGCGCGTCTTTGTACAGCGCATTATCACATATCGACAGAAGTATAATAAACATCCTTCGGTAGATGCTATTATTAGTATCCTACGAACTGACTTAGAGAAAGAAGATGAGATAGTTCAAAAACAGGTACGTGATTATTTTGCAAAGATACACAAGAAAGAACTCACTGATATAGAATACATTAAAGAGGCTAGCCTAGATTTCTGCCGGAAACAAAATCTTAAAGAGGCTATGATGAAATCCGTTGGACTGCTTCAGACGTGTTCTTTTGATGAGATTTCCAAAGTCATCAATGACTCATTAAGACTTGGTTCCGAGACTGATTTTGGACATGATTTTATTCAGGATTTTGAGGAGAGATATAAGCCCAAACATCGACGCCCCGTGACTACGGGCTGGAAAGACATCGACGGCATAAGCGGAGGCGGCTTGGGACAGAAAGAGATGGGGGTTGTTATTGCTCCCACCGGCGCCGGCAAGTCAATGGTGCTTGTACATCTTGGCGTCCAGGCGCTAAAAGAAAAGAAGGTGGTGGTACATTATACGCTGGAGTTGCCAGACACTGTGATTGGAAATCGGTATGATAGCTGTATCACTGGATATCCTCTTTCTAATTTACCCAGTTTTAAAGAAGATATTTATAAACAAATCAACCAGATTGATGGTAAACTAATCGTGAAAGAATATCCCACCAAGTCTGCTTCCACCAATACTATTCGAGCGCATTTGTCTCGCCTCGTCAAGCGAGGGATCGATCCTGGAATGATCATTGTTGATTATGCAGATTTATTGCGCCCAACTGTTATTAGAAAAGAGAGACGAAACGAATTGGAATCTATTTATGAAGAGCTTAGAGCGATTGCTTCTGAATTTAAGTGTGCCTTATGGACAGCTTCACAAACAAATAGATCTGGGCTAAGTGCAGAAGTGATTACAATGGAACAAATTTCAGAAGCCTTTAATAAGTGTTTCGTCGCAGATTTTATTTTTTCTGTGTCGCGCACCATTGAAGATAAAAAGAAGAACCAAGGAAAGATTTTTATTGCTAAAAACCGGAACGGTCCTGATGGAATTGTGTATGATATTTTTATGGATACATCAAATGTTAATATCAAAATACTTCCAAAGGCAACAACGCCACAGATACAGTTAAATCCCGTGGCGCTTGATCCTAAAAAGCAACAACAAGTATTACAAACAAGATATGAAAAGTTCAGAAAAGGGAGAAAATAATTTATGAGAACTTCACAAAATGTCCGCAGATTTAGATTGTCAGATGTGTTTATTGATCCGTATAAAACCCAAGAGATACCATGGGGCCCACTGGGATATGTCACGTTCAAGCGTACTTATGCGCGCCGACTGAACGAGTTTGATTCCGATGCTGTAGGTACTGAGGAGTGGTGGCAGACATGTCGCCGCGTCGTTGAGGGCATGTTTAATATGCAGAAACAACATGTCATTGATAACGGCTTAGAATGGAATGACGCAAAAGCACAACGAACCGCCAAGGATGCATATGATCGTTTGTTTAATTTGAAATGGACGCCACCTGGACGTGGGTTGTGGATGATGGGCACGAAGTTTGTTGAAGAAAAAACAGGCGCCGGCCTTTTTAATTGTGCCTTTCGATCTACTAGAGAACTCTCCTCCAAGGGAGGTTATTTATTTTCTTGGATGATGGACGCTTTGATGGTGGGTATTGGCGTGGGGTTTGACACTCTGGGCGCCGGTAGCCTCATTATCAAAGAGCCAGAACAAACCAACGACATTCATATTATTGATGACTCTAGAGAAGGCTGGGTGAATTCAGTTCATATCTTATTAGATGGATATTTCTTCGGGACTAAGGTACCCAAGTTTGATTATTCCGCCATCCGTCCTGAAGGTGCCCTCATTAAAGGATTTGGAGGCACTTCGAGTGGTGCCGCTCCTCTTAAAGAACTGCACGAAAATTTAGCAGAATTGTTTTTAGACAAGGTAGGCGAACCAATCACTTCAGTTGACATCGTTGATGTTGAGAATCTGATCGGTAGATGTGTTGTGGCAGGAAACGTTCGTCGGTCAGCCGCTCTGGCGATGGGCACCCACGATGACATGCATTATCTTCAGATGAAGAACGATCAAGAGAAGCTTTATCATCATCGTTGGGGTTCCAATAATTCTTTTGTGGCTGAAGTAGGAATGGACTATACGTGGCATGCAGAACAGAGCCAGAAGAATGGCGAGCCAGGATATATCTGGCTCAATAATGCACGCATCAGAGGAAGGTTTAAGGATCCTGAAAGATACGATGACATTAACGTTGCAGGGTTTAATCCTTGTGTTGAGCAACAGCTTGAAGATGGAGAGTTATGTTGTTTGGTTGAGACATATCCTGCCAAGCACGATTCTTATGAAGATTATTTAAAGACGCTTAAGATTGCCTATCTTTATGGCAAGACTGTTACTCTTACAAACACTCAATGGCCCGAAACCAACGCAAAGATGTTGAAGAATAGAAGAATCGGACTATCTCAGTCTGGAGTTGTACAGGCATTTAATAAGTTTGGAAGAAGAACAATGTATCAATGGTGCGACAATGCCTATAAGCATGTAGCCGAATTAGATGAGGAATATTCTAATTGGCTGTGCATCCCTAAGTCTGTTAGAACAACCTCTATCAAGCCATCCGGTACGGTTTCGTTGCTGAATGGATCCACCCCAGGAATTCATTTTCCTGAGAGCGAATACTATATTCGTCGCATTCGTTTTTCAAATCAATCTCAATTGTTGGTTGCACTTCAAAATGCTGGCTATACGATAGAAGATGATCAATACTCTCCTAATACTAAGGTGGTAGAGTTTCCTATTCATGAGCCTTATTTTGTAAAGGGCAAACGCAATGTAAGTATGTGGGAGCAGCTTGAGATCGCCGCCCAATATCAACATTATTGGGCAGATAATTCTGTTTCTATTACGGTTACATTTAATGACGAGGAGGCGCCCCAAATTAAAGATGCTCTAGAAATGTATGAAACGCGCCTTAAAGCTGTCTCTTTTTTGAGATATAAAGAGACAGGATACGAACAAGCTCCCTACGAAGCAATTGATAAGAGTACTTACAACCGTATGATAAAAAACATCTCCCCACTCCAGCGCGTGGAAGATGAAGAAGGCGGAAGCGGGACAAAGTTTTGTACAAATGATTCATGTACTATTTAATAGGAGGTATAAATGAATTTTAATCATCTTTTTGATCAAAAAAGAATCAAGACGGCAGGAAGATGCCCAACAGAATGTTATTGGGCGCCCACTGGTCACATCCGTGCTCTTGTGGGAGGCAAAGTAAATATTACAATGTATTGTAAACACTGCGGCAGCCGCGAAGATATTTTTTTGACATCGAAGGAGTTTGAGACTCATAAGAAAGTGCTAGAAAATGAGGTAGGAAATGTTTAAGCCGGTTAATCGTTATGTTTTGGTAGAAGGAACCAAAACAGAAGAAAATCAGACTGATACTGGAATCATTCTTCCCGATAGCTTTAAGCCGACTCAAGAAAGACATGCCACAGTAGTAGCTTTGGACTGGGCAGAAGATGTAAGGTTTAAAGACGCATTATCTGCGGTAGCAAATGTTGGCAAACATCCCACTCTAGTGGTGGACAAGTCCATGTTAGAGGAAATATGTGTAGATGGTGTGCTATATAATGTTATACTAGATAATTATATTATAGGAATATTTTAAAGGACATACAATGAATGGACAAAGATTTTTACAATGAAGCTTCTGCCAAAAAGCTTGGATGGGAACCCTCATGGTTTGGGGAAAAGTACTTTGACGATAAACTCGTTAGAGCTATCAAAAAATGGCAACGGAATAGAGAACTAACTCCGGACGGGCTTTGTGGGCCCATGACTTTTCGTCGTCTATGGACAGAAAGACAGGCAGACGTTGATGATCATAAGCCGCCCAACGTGAAATACTCTAATTATATTGTTTACAACGGTTCATATTTTCCCATTGACTGGGAGAAGATGGTATTATGGTCGGAAGGAGAAGGACACAAAGCAGAGAAAGGATCCTACTATGACTACACCGGTCGCCCGAAGCGCAACATACGGTACTTTGTAAATCATTGGGACGTATGTTTGTCGGCAGCTTCTTGCGCTAGAGTGTTAGATAAGAGAGGGATTTCAGTTCATTTCATGATTGATAATGACGGCACTATTTATCAGACATTAGATATGCAACACGCTGCATTTCATGCGGGATCTTCTCGCGCCAATCGGGCGTCAGTGGGCGTTGAAATATCTAACGCTTATTATTTAAAATATCAAGATACATATGTCAAACGGGGTCATGGCGAGCGTCCTATTATAGATGGCGCCTGGGTACACGGAACTAAATTGGATCCCTTTCTGGGATTTTATCCAGTTCAAATTGAAGCCCTCAAGGCTTTATGGAAAGCCATTCATGCTGCTACCGAGATACCCTATGAGGCTCCGAAGAGTCAGTTCGGCAAGATTTCTACAAAATATGAACAAGATGTTCCCTATGGAAAGTTTACAGGATTTGTAAGTCATTATCATGTTAGCAAGCGTAAGATTGATTGTGCCGGGCTAGACATTGTGGCATTGTTGGACGAGGTAAAGAACGACGAAGAATAACTATGTATTAATATGTTGTTTATACTCCTATTTGCGGGATGCTTGAATACAACCACTTATCCCTTACATTATTGTGCCATTAACCCTTCTGAGGTGTTTGCTGTGGGGAAGCCTAGGCAAACAGGTACCTGGAAACTTCCTCCCCTTGTGAAGATTTGTAAAGAGTTAAATATTTCTCGAACGAGAGTACAAATAGCTATAGCATATTGGAGAAATGTAGGCTATGAATTTCATGATGTTCTTTATGATTACGATTCTCCAGAATGCTTCGGCGTAAACTATGGAAATGGAATAATAATAACTGGAGGTACCCAAGATTTGCCTGAAGATTTACTTGCTGTAACTCGCACATCGGTAAACATAACAACAGGACACATTGTGAAATCAAAAATTTTTATTAGACAAAAAGATGTGAACCGACCCAGAGTTTTGGAACATGAATTGGGCCACGCTCTGGGGTGGAAGCACTATCCACAGAGTATGCATATCATGCACCCCCAATGGGAAAAGGGTGGGTATAGTAATGGTGGTATGGAAAAAAAAGGAATATAAAGAAAATGCCTATAACAATCACTGAAGCCGCAAAAAAGAAGGTGAGTTCTCTTCTTAGGAAACGTCAAACGCCTGAGCATTATTTGAAAGTGAGTGTTCAAAGCGGAGGGTGTTCGGGGTTTATGTATAATTATGAATTTATTGAGGCGCCAAATGATTCCGATAAAATATTTGAATTTGATGACGTTAGGATCTGTATCCCCAAGAAGTCTTATATACTATTGAATGGGATGGAGATCGACTACAAAGAAGAGTTGCTGAAGTCTGGATTAGTATTTAATGTTCCTTTAGCTCAGAGATCGTGCGGGTGCGGTGAATCAATTTCATTCTAATGATATTTGAATATGATAAAATAGTTATTGGGAGTAGTTTACGGGCAGTACTCTTTGCTTTTAACAATCGTGCGCCCTTGATTTTTTCCCACGAAGAACGTCCCTTTAGATTTGATCACTTCCAGCCTGATTTAGATTTTTCTTTTCTAAAACTCGAAAACGCTGAAAATTTTTTCCAAGCATTTGGCGAGATTTTGACTTTTGGGATACCCAAGGAAAAGTTGTGGGAACGTCTTCTTTTCTTCTTGTCACTCGATGGAAAAGTTCCTTTTTCTAATTTATGTAAAAGCATGAGACTGCACGAGAATAAAGTTATATGTTCAAACGAGTACTCAAAAATTGCCCAAATAAATTTTGAAACTTGCTATTTTTTCGGAGATCAAAATTGTTCAGGAATGAAAGAAAAAACACTTGCGAAACAAGATTATATATGTTATGATTGGATAGCATTCAATCGAGGAGGGAAACATGACATTGATTACATCAAATTAGAAGACCCCTTCGTTAACGAGGTGTGGTTCTATCCTTCGGACAGAATTGATGGAGACACCCCGGTAAAGGATGCATGCGTCGTTTCGAGAATCAAGGAAGAAGATTTGCTCGATTTTGATTTTTCCGAAACAATGGCGCGATTTAAACTAATTTCCGAAATGGAAACCCGAGGTATGAAAGGAGTATTTAATGGGTACGGACCAAATGGCAAACCAAAATATTATAAATTTAGAACAACGTCTATCACAAGGACAAAGCGCAAAGAGAAAGATCCGTCGTGGAAAAGGCAGAATTCTATCGAGATGCCAGAACTTAAAGAAGAAGATCTACTCAGAGATCTACATTCGGCTAGTATGGCCTACGATAGATTTTTGAGGCATTTTTGACGACTATTCCGCGCCATTCTCATTTGGCAGGTATTATCCCAGTGGCAAACCTTAAGACAGATTTCGATATGGATGTTCCTGCCGTCATGATGCCTGTGGATGCTGGCTACACAGCTATCCAAAAGGCAGTATTCGAGTGCGCCATCGCTGGATGTCAAACCATCTGGATTGTTGCCAACGATGATTTGGCGCCCATCGTCAGAAAGAGGGTGGGAGAGTGGGTATATGATCCTGTATATTATTCTCGAAAATTTACTCAATTTTATCAAGGTGTGAGAAAAGAGATTCCTATTTATTATGTACCTGTCCATCCGAAGGATCGTGATAGACGCGACTCGTATGGGTGGGGGGCATTATATGGTATTCTTGCTGCTTGGAAGGTGGCATATAAAATATCTAAGTGGCTGTTGCCTGATAAGTATTATATTACTTTCCCTATGTCCGCGTATGACATTTATAACTTGAGAGAGCACAGGATCCAAATCTCCAGTATGAAAGAAAACTTTTTCCTAACACACGATGGCAAGACAGCAAAAGACAACTTGCCGCTTGCTTTCACCATGTTTGGAGATGATTTTAAAGCCTGCCGCACTGCAGTAAACAAAAAGACAACTAGGACATTTGTTAACCCCCCGGCAGGTGAAATGCCATCAGAGAAACTACCGTTGGAAGAACGATGGTCAGCACGGCATTTTGATTTTAAAGATGTGTTCGGTGAGGTGGGGGAAAAGAACGCAACACGCCTTGAATTGGAGTGGTTCTATGATCTCTCTAAGTGGCGAGAATACTGCGACTTTTTAGGTTCAAAAAATATTATAAAAAAGCCAGAAGAAGGCTTGACACAGACACACAAACATAGTAAGATAGCTTATGAGGGTAAGGAATGAAAAATATTAAATTTGTTGGGCTACATGCCCATAGTGTAGCGGGTTCAATTTTTGATGCCATTGGGTATCCACAAGCGCATATGGACTTCGCGTATGAGAATGGCAGTGATGCCTTAGCGCTAACTGATCATGGGAACATGAACGGGCTGGCGTATCAGGTGTTACACGCCAAGAAGATGCAGGCGGAAGGTAAAGACTTCAAACCTATCTTTGGTTGCGAGGCGTATTTTATTCCTTCCATCGCAGAGTGGAAAGAAGAGTACACCAATGCCATGGAAGATAAGAAGAAAGCCCGAAGTCTTAAAGCAGACAAGGCGTCAGGCGCCACTGTAGAGGACGAGGGCGCCAGCAAAAAGACACAGGACATCCTACGTAGGCGTAGACATTTAGTCCTGTTAGCGATGAACCAGACGGGCTTAAATAACCTCTTTAAATTGATCTCCGAGAGTTATAAAGCCGAGAATTTTTATCGGTACCCTCGCGTGGATTACGCATTGTTGGAGAAGTATGGAGAAGGCATCATTGCTGCATCTGCTTGTCTGGGTGGTGTGTATGCCGGCAACTTCTGGGAGAACCGAGAAGAGGGCGACGAAGCCGTGCTAGCTGCAATGCGCGACACAAGTAAGCGCATGGTAGACATCTTTGGAGATCGCTGGTACGCAGAGCTTCAATGGAACAACATTAAGGAACAACATCAACTGAATCAATATATTATTCAGACTGCACAAGAGTTTGGCATTGGACTGATTTCGACAGCCGATAGCCATTACCCCAACCCTGACGCTTGGAAGGATCGCGAGCTTTACAAGCGTCTTGGTTGGCTTGGTAAGGGTACGCCAGACTGGGCAGATGGAAATGAGCTTCCTGCCGGCGTAGAGGAGATTGGATACGAACTGTATCCTAAGAACGGCGATCAGATGTGGGAGTCATACAAGGAGTATTCTAAGGACTATGATTACGATGACGAGTTAGTTTTAAATTCAATTACCGAAACTCATCGAATTGCCCATGATCGGATTGAAGCGTTTCTTCCAGATAATACAGTTCGATTGCCGGATTTTGTTGTGCCAGCTGGCATGACAGCCACCAACGCGTTGGTAAAGCTTTCGATGGACGGATTAAAGGAGTTGGGATTCATTTATAATAACGAATATCTCAACCGCCTTAAGCACGAACTCAAGGTCATCGATGATCGCGGGTTTTCTAAGTACTTCCTTACCATGAAGGCGATCTCTGATCGTGCGTTGGGCACGATGCTCACGAGCCCAGGACGAGGATCAGCTGCAGGCTCATTGGTGGCGTATGCGCTGAACATTACTCAGATCGATCCTATTAAATATGGACTGCTGTTCTCTCGTTTCTTACGAGCAGACGCAACGGATTATCCGGATATCGACTATGATGTAGCGGATCCGATGGCTCTGAAGGAGGCACTGATTGAGGAGTGGGGAGAAGATACTGTTGCTCCTATCTCGAATTGGAACACGCTGCAGTTGCGCTCGCTCATTAAGGATATCTCCAAGTTGTATGGTATTCCATACACCGAAGTTAATAACGTAACAGGTAAGATGATCTACGAGGCAACACCCGAAGCCAAACGTCGCCATGGTATTAAGTCCGGAGTATACGCTCCGACGTGGGAAGAGGTTATGGAGTTTAGTTCATCCCTTCAGGAATTTTTGAGAACATATCCGAACATCAAGACTCACGTTGAAGCATTGGTGGGACAGGTGCGCTCTTGCTCCCGTCATGCTGGGGGTGTGGTGGTCGCGGAGAATCTAGACCGTTACATGCCGCTGATTAACTCTGGTGGCGTGAGACAGACGCCTTGGAGCGAAGGGCAGAACGTTCGACACTTGGAGCCTATGGGGTTCATTAAGTTCGATATCTTGGGACTCTCCACGCTTAAGATGATTGAGGAGTGTATTCGTCACATCTTGAAGCGTCATCATGACATCGCAGAGCCCACGTTTGAAGATGTGAAGGCGTATTATAATAATCACCTCCATCCAGATGTTATTGACTTGGATGATCAGAAGGTGTATGAAGACATTTTCCACGCAGGCAAGTGGGCTGGAATCTTTCAGTTCACAGAGCCAGGATCGCAGAAGTTCTGTAAGAGAGTGAAGCCGAGAAACATTATTGATATCTCCGCTGTTACTTCCATCTTCCGTCCAGGGCCACTAGCTGCCAATGTGCACGATGACTTTATGGAGGCACGAGAGCATCCACATCGTATCTCTTATCTTACAGATGAGGTACGGGAGATTACGGAGGAAACATATGGTTTCCTGATCTTCCAAGAACAGATCGCCAAGATTGCCCACACGTTGGGCAAGGATCTGTCTTTGGACGAGGGAAATAAACTACGCAAGCTTTTAACAAAGAAAGGAACAGGTAAAGGAAATGCAGCAAAGAGAAAGATTTATAACAAGTTCATCGCAGGATGCGAAGAAAAAGGAATTAGCAAGGATAGCGCGCAAACTCTATGGAATAACTTTGAATACTTTTCAGGCTACGGTTTTAATAAGTCTCATGCTGTTTCCTATAGTGTGTTGTCTTATCAGTGCGCTTTCCTATTTGCATATTATCCCGTAGAGTGGCTAGCTGCGTTCTTGGACAAAGAACCAGAGAGTAGAAAAGAAAAAGCAATTAACGTTGCGAAGAAGTATGGGTATGAGATCGAACCGCTCGACATCAATAAGTCGGGTGTTATCTGGGAGATTAGCGCCAATGGAAAGACATTGATTCAACCGCTTACCTCTATCAAAGGCTTGGGGATGTCAGCTATTGATCAGATTTTAAACAACCGTCCATTTGAGAACGCAGAGGATCTCTTGTTCAAAGAAGGCGTTAAATACAGCAAACTGAACAAGAAATCGTTGGATGCTCTTTGTCGAGGAGGAGCGTTGGAGGGTTTAATTGATGACAGATTTACGGGCATGAAACACTTTTGGTCTGCCTGTATTGTGGAACGGCCAAAGACAACAAAGAAGCTCGCAGATAATATCGAACTTTATCGTCCGGAAGGACACTTCACAGAGGAAGAAATTATTCAGTTTAGAACCGATCTTACGGGAGTTTTTCCCTTGAATCTGGTGGTAGACGACAAAATGCTGAAGAAATTGAGCGACAAATATATTCCACCGATTTCAGAATTCGATAGTTTATTGAATGTGTGTTGGTTTATTCCCCGCAAGATTGTTCCGAAGAAGACTAAGAACGGTAAAGATTATTGGATTGTTGAAGTTATCGATAGCAACAACGAACAGACAAGAATTCGATGCTGGGGAATCAAGCCCGAGAAAGATAGGATCTTGCTTAATAAACCATATATGGCAAAGCTGAAATATGATGAACAGTGGGGCTTCTCAACTTACGCTATTGGGAAAACATTTAAGAGATTGAGTTGACTAATTATTTAAGGAGGGACGCGCAATGAATATAATTAAATACTTTAGTCCACTGATAAAAGATCAAGAACTGGTGGAAGACTTGCCAGTGGTGATTCGTGTCAGAAAATTTGATGAAAGCAGCGCCAATGAGTTTGCGAAACAGATGTGCAAGGCACAGAATACCGGACAACCAATTATACCCATTATAATTGATAGTTATGGGGGGCAGGTATATTCATTAATGTCAATGATATCTGATATTAAACATTCTAAAATCCCCGTAGCCACCATTATTCAAGGCAAAGCAATGTCATGTGGCGCAGTATTGGCAAGCTTTGGCGCCGAAGGTAAAAGATATATGGATGCTGATGCCACTGTAATGATTCACGATGTTAGTTCGATGGTAGGCGGAAAAGTAGAAGAGATCAAATCAGACGCCGCCGAAACGGAAAGATTGAATAAAAAGATCTTTTTGATGATGGCAGAAAATTGCGGAAAGCCCGAAGAACATTTTTTAGATATTATACATCAGAGGGGGCATGCCGACTGGTATCTTGCGCCCCACGAATGCAGGCGTCATAATTTAGTTAATCATTTACACGTTCCTACTCTAAATATTAACGTAAAAGTTGAATTTAAATTCAAATAACGAGGAATAAAATGTGGGCGTTGCGCATAAACTTAAATGGAAGAGGAGTATTCATACTCTTAAATATTTGCATGAGGAGCTTAAGCTGGTTAAGGAAGTAAATCAGGAGACTGCCCCAGATTTTGAAATATATTACCACCAATATTGTGCAAAGAACGATATTGATGTGAAAAAACTCAATAAAGAACATCGTGAAAGAATCAAAGATGTTTATAATGTCAAAGATGTATCTTCCTTTGAAGCGCCCCCTCCCGATGTTACGGGCTCTTTATCGATTTACATGGACACCGACGATAACTTAGATAATGAATATCAAAGTACGCAGGATGATTTAGAAGTTCGTGAAGCGTTTACCAAGCTGTATAAGAAACTGGCAATGATCTTGCATCCCGATAAGATAGATGCCTCTCTCCCGCATAAAGAATATTATGAGAAGATAGGATCTTTTAAAAAGATTAATGCCGCATTTGAGAAAAGACAATATTTTGTACTGTTGGAATATGCCGACAGATATAATATTGCTACCCCCAAGAACTATGCACAACAAATAAGATGGATGAAGATGGAAAGCGAAAAACTCTATCAAGAGGTAGCCCATGAAAAGAGAACGTTCAATTATTTGTTCGGTGAGTGTGAGACGGACAATGAAAAAGATCAAGTAATTAAAAGCTTTATGAATCAGCTTTTTGGATTAGTGTTAATTTAAATAAAACCTCACAAAAAGCTTGACACAGGCGCTTCAGTCTGATATATTAATAATACAAAAGGAGGCATATATGGCCACAAACAACACAGACAAGGATCGTTATATTTTGGAATATGTTCGATCATTAAACGCCATCGAAGAAGCGATGGAACCATACAAGGAGCAGAAGAGGGAACTTCGCAAGGAGTTTCGTGACAACGGGTGGTTGTCCACCGATGAGATTCGCACTGCCGTAAAGGCATATCGTTTTATGAAGAGCGAATTGAACGTCGATGAATTCTATGATGCTTACAATCTTATTCTGAATAAGAAGAGGAACACCAATGCTGCTTGAATACGCATTAGTCCACCCAACCGCTAACGAACCAGCCCGCGCCAATCCATCGGATGCCGGGTTGGACGTGCGGTACTCACCCCCGCCCGGCGACTTACACAAGGCAGTGTCTATTGCCCCAGGACAGAGTAAGATTCTCTCTACTGGTTTACGATTCGGAGTCCCGCATGGTTATATGTTGGAAGTAAAGAATCGTTCTAGCGTAGCAGCTAAGCGTAGCTTGCTGGTGGGGGCGTGTGTTGTTGATTCAGGTTATGATGGAGAGGTGTTTATCAATCTTCATAATGTAGGAAACACGACACAAACTATCGAAGCAGGCACAAAGATCGCACAAGTTGTGATGGTGCCTGTGGTCCACTTTAGAGCCATCAGGCGAAGAGATGGCGAATTATATGAATATCCAATTACAATGAGCGCCAGAGGCGCAGGAGCACTAGGGAGCACAGATGAAAAGTCTTAAAGAATCACTTGAAATTTTGAGAAGCAAGGAGTTCGCACTCCACGTCATCAACCTCGTCGAGAGAACCGCAGCAGCACACTTCGCACCTGCCGCCCTAATGGACGACAGCATCGTCACCATCCGTGACTGGGCAGAAGCCATCGAAGAGCGAAAGCGTCAGCAGACATCAGCAGTAAGTGTTCGTTTTGCCTATGACTTTGAGTTCGCACTCGTCAGAGCCTGTAAAGACTTCGGCATTGCCGTTCTCGGCAAAGAAGAAGGTGACGCACCAGGACACGACTTCCGTGTAATAACGTCAGACGACGGCATTATCCCATTTGAGGTGAAAACCACCCAGAGCGCTGACGGCTGGACGGGTTCAACTCATTCCAAGGGAAAAGGAAAGGCAGAAAGCTATGTCTTAGTCAGCTACGAGCTTGATTACGAACTTCCCATCCCAAAGAACACCTTCTCCTTCGCCAACGTTATCAAGGCAGTCCATTTCTCAGTATTGGACAACTGTGCCGTTGCTTGGAACGGAGAGGCAACAGACAACAACAGCAGCACCACGGGCAAGATACACGTCAACTTTGTTGATGAATACCGCAAGTCCATCTCTCTCGGCTCTGTATACCCAAAGACGAAGTGGTGTAAATGTCTCAGAGAAGACATCGCACAATACCGAGGAGTAGAAATTGAAGCAGCTTAATCAAATCATCTGTGGAGACAGCATTGAAGTGCTTAAAGGACTACCAGACAACTCAGTGGACATGGTGGTAACATCGCCCCCTTATGATAATCTGAGAGCGTATCAAGATTTAATTGATGATATGAAGGAAGAGTACAACGGATATTCGTTTCCTTTTGAACAGATTGCTGGCGAGCTAGCCAGAGTTGTAAAGAAAGGTGGTGTAGTCGTATGGGTAGTGGGGGATGCTGTCATGAAAGGTGGCGAAACTGGCTCCTCTTTTCGACAGGCTTTATACTTCATGGAGAAGGGTTTCAAGCTGCATGACACGATGATTTATGAAAAGAATGGAAGTTCTTTCCCTGCTCGTCGCGACGGCAATCGTTACTCTCAACTCTTTGAATATATGTTTGTATTCAGTAACGGCGCGAAGCCTAAGACTGCAAATCTGATTTGTGATAAACCTAACAGATGGGCAGGTTACACCCACTTTGGAAAGGGCAGCATTCGTAACAAGAAGGGCGAATTGATTGAGCGGAATATCAAGCCCATCCCGGAATTTTCTCCACGTAATAATATTTGGAAGTACAACACCGGGAAGAACTATTCTACGAAGGACAAGATTGCATTTGGTCACCCAGCCATCTTTCCGGAACAGCTAGCAGCTGATCATATCTTAACCTGGACTGAACCAGGGGATGTGGTTCTGGATCCTTTTAATGGCTCTGGAACGACTACAAAGATGGCAGCTATGAATGAGAGAAACTATGTTGGGATTGATATTTCCCAAGACTATTGTGATATTGCACGTGAACGTTTAGAAATGATAAAAAAAAAGAGAGCAAGTTAAATGAATAAAACAACACAAAAAACATTATTTAGTTCCAAGACAGGCGAATGGGCAACCCCAACTGAGTTTTTTAATAAACTTGATTGGAGATTTGGAAAGTTTACTTTGGATCCCTGTGCCACGTCGGAGAACCATAAGACGAAGAAGTACTACACTCTTGAAGACAATGGACTGGCACAAGACTGGAAAGGGGAAACTGTTTTCGTTAATCCTCCCTACAGCAACCTCTCAGAGTGGGTAGAGAAGGGATATAGAGAAAGCCAGAAGGATGATACTAAGGTAGTAATGCTTATCCCTGCGAGAACTGACACCAAGTACTGGCACAATTATGTAATGCGCGCCGCAGAGATTCACTTTATCAAGGGGCGCCTCAAGTTTGGGGACTCTAAGAACTCTGCTCCCTTTCCATCTGCAGTAGTAGTGTTTAATCCGGGTACTTCTTATGTACGTAATTTATACCCTTCAGTATACACGATGGAGCGATGATGAACAGGAAACAAAGACGGGCCCTAGATAGGGCATCCCCTGCTGAAAAAGCCATGGCAAATAAGGTTGCCATGTTTGGAGAATTACCGAGTATGTGTACTGCCTGCCACAAGGATTTTGACAAAACAGATCGAGAGATGGTATCATCGTGGTCAGTCGTGGTTCGCGAGGCTAATAAAACTGTACGTCTGTTTTGTCCCGAATGCATTGATAAAACTAGAGACGCCTTAAAGGAGACAGAAAATGTCGATTGATCGATTGTCTAAGCCGGCATTGCAAAAGCTATTATCCGGACAGGTTAAAGAAGCAGCTACATGTGTTATTAAGTTTTATTCCAATGGATGTCATTTGTGCCACAAGTTGAGCGCTCCTTACAAGGATATAGCTGATAAAAAAGAGTTTTCGGATATTCATTTTTTTGCATTTAATATTGCCGATTACCCTCAAGCAGAGAAGGTATTGGGGTTTGATGGTGTTCCCACTATTACCATGTTGAAGACGGGAGTGCGACAGCCTAAGATTCGTATTTTAAAAGATCCGACTGAGCCCAATAAAGATACATGGTATCATCTGTCGGACATTGAACAGTTTATTGAAAAGGAGAAGAAATGAAAGAAGTTTTATCATATGATGATGTATTATTAGTGCCCCAGTATTCAGATATCCGTACCCGAAGCGAAGTAGATATTTTGTCTAATTTAGGAAAAGGGGTAACGTTACAGCTTCCCATTATTTCATCGCCCATGGACACCATTTCGGAAAGCAGGATGGCAATTGCCATGACATCGTTTGGCGGTACTGGGATTATTCATCGTTATAACAGCGTTGATGAGCAGGCGCTGTGTGTTAAGAACGTTTGCAGTGTTATGAGTCTAACTTTTTTGCCACGTATAGAGCACAACGTAGGGGCAGCTATTGGCGTCACCGGTGATTATCTTGAACGCGCAGCTGAACTATTAGATGCCGGCGTAGATTTTTTATGTATTGATGTGGCACACGGCCATCATATCGTTATGAAAGAAGCCCTCCAAGAATTAAGAAAGCTATGTTCTGATAATTTTCATATTATGGCAGGTAATGTAGCTACGCTTCAGGGTATAAATGACTTGGCTGATTGGGGAGCCGATAGCGTCCGTTGTAATATTGGAGGAGGTTCTATTTGTTCGACTCGTATCCAGACGGGACATGGCATGCCGGGACTTCAAACCATTATGGAGTGTGCTCAGACAGACAGAGATGTAGCTATTATTGCTGACGGAGGCATTAGAAACTCCGGTGATATCGTAAAAGCTCTTGCTGCTGGCGCTCACGCCGTAATGTGTGGTTCGTTGCTAGCAGGCACAGATGAAACACCAGGAAAAGTCCTTGAGGATTCTGATGGCTTGCATTGGAAGTCGTATCGCGGCATGGCAAGCAAAGAGGCTCAAGTCAGTTGGCGTGGTAGGTATAGTTCTTTTGAGGGTGTTGCCGCCAGGGTGCCCTATCGAGGTTCGGTTAAATCCATCCTGGAAGACTTAGAGCGAGGCATGCGATCCGGTTTATCGTATAGCGGCTGTCGCTCCATTAATGAATTGCATGCTAGATCGCGGTTTGTTCGACAAACACACTCTGGCTTGTCAGAGAGCCATACCCATATTAAAACGAGGGAGTGGTGATGTCTACGGATATAGATTATGGAAACCTAACAAAACGAATAATTTTCACAGACAATGATCACAGGCAAGCACAACTTTTAATTAGATTAAAACAGGACGGACTTACACAGTCTGCTTTTTTCCGCCACATGATAACTGCATATATCACAGGCGATCATAGAATTCAAGGGTATGTTGATGAAGTAAAAGATCAGTCTAAAATCAAAAAGGCAAAATCTGCGCAGCTGCGCCAAAAAGGAAAAAACACCCTTAAAGATTTTGCGCTTAGCGAGGGTGATATTGAAAACATTTTTGACTTGCTAGAAGAGGAGCACCCAGAACTATGAAAGGAAACGGATTACTAGAGTGCTCAAAGTATTGTTTAGAAAAGGAAGTTGCGTGTCCTATAACAGAGTGTCGTCTTTGGGTAGATTATGAAAAGGAACACAATTGTTGTTTAATATCTGTTTATGAAAATGGCAGAATGACTCTCAGAGAGGCAGCGGAACGTTTGGGTATATCTTTTGCAAGAGTAAAACAAATAGAAGTTAAAGCTTTAGAAAAACTCAAAAAACGCCTCTCAAATGCAAATGTGCTTTTTTAATGCCTTTATTAAAACACAACACTATTTATATTTGAGTTTGTATATTTTAAGGAGATTTGATAATGGCTCGAAAGACTTTGCTAACCGAATCCGAGATTCGGAGATTTATGAAGCTGGCTAGCATGCCTGCTATTGGTAGCGATAGGATGGGCACGCTTTCTGAGCAGCCTGTGATGGATGACGAAGCCGTTGAAGCGGAAGAGGAATTTGATATGGGCGGCGACGAAGAAGTAGCTGTCGAAGATGAAATGGAAATGGATGTTGAGCCTGAAGGCGAGATGGATATGGGTATGGATGAAGAGGGTGCTGAAGAGTTAGCTCCCGAAGCTGTTTCTGCCGTAGAAGACGCACTAGAAACCATGCTTGAT